TTACTTGGAGAGACTACCAGAGTTTCCTCTTACAGCATTACACGATATACCTATAGATGAAAAGTGTTTACAACTTTTAAATGATCTATGAAACAAGATAACCTCCAAAAAATTATTGATATTATTCACAAACTTCAAGAAGAAGCACCTGTGAATAGTGTTGGAGGTGGTCAAATTGCAGGAACACGAGAGGCTGGTGATGATCCACCAGTAAGAAAAAAGAAACCACCCATACTGGCAAGAGGTAAATTACCTGGTATGAGGACAAGATTTAAAAAAGGTGCAGATTTCCTTACGAATCTGAAGAAAAATAAATATATGTGAAGTACAATCACTTAGAAGTGGACAACAAGCCTGGTGTAAACACTGCTCTGTTAGAGAGATTAGAGAAAGTCGTCGAGTCTTTACAGGATAATTCCGTAAAGATGGGACAACTTCTTGCTGTCCATAATGAGAAGTTAGATAAGCAAGACCGTATCGATGAGGTATTGTTTGAGAAGATCGAACAGGTCAATGAGAAATTAGATCGTCACGCAAATGATATTAAGAAAGGATGTGAAAGAGATATAATGCTCGTAGATAACCGTCTGAGAGTCATAGAAAAGAAGATGTGGACAATTGCAGGTGCATTGACCATAATCAGTTTTGTAGTGTCACCTATTGGGCAGAGATTTGTAAAAGGATTGACACTATCACCACAACCGAGTATAATAATAGAAAAGTAATTTTTCGTAATGAGTTTTGTTGATGCTAAGTATATTGGTTTAGTATCTGTTCGTCTGCAAAAATTTAGTAAGAAGAAAGAGGGGTTATATGCTTTCCGTTGTCCTTACTGTGGGGATTCGCAAAGAAACAAGAACAAGACAAGAGGTTATATCTATAGATCAAAGAATGACCACAACTTTAAATGCCATAATTGTGGACTGTCTCGAAGTTTTACAAACTTCTTGAAGGATCAAGATGTCAGTTTATATGATGAATATGTAATGGAGCGATACAAGTCTGGACTGACTGGTCGAATGTCAAATACTCCTAATCCAACAATTCCATCATCAAAACCTAATTTTGTAAAGAAGTCATTTGATCTTCCAAGAATTTCTGAACTAAATAAATCACATCCTGCAAGAATCTACCTTTCCAAAAGAAGAATACCAGAGGATAGATTAACAGATTTATATTATTGCGATAAATTTAGAAAGTGGACTAACGAACAGAAGTATACTTTTGAAGACTCAGACTTTGATGAGTCTCGAATTGTCATCCCTTTGAGAACTCGTGATCGAATATTTGGATTTCAAGGTCGTGCATTAGACCCTAAAAATCAATTGAGATACATAACTATTATGTTAGATGATGATGCACCAAAAGTATACGGATTAGATAAGATCAATGAAAACAAAAAAATATATGTGGTTGAAGGGCCTCTCGATTCCCTCTTCGTGGAAAACTGCGTTGCTATGGTTGGGGCCGATCTTGATCTTCGGACGTTTGGTTGGAGCGATTATATTTTTGTTTATGATAACGAACCTCGTAACAGAGAAATCATTGAAAGAATCGATAAGACCATCAATCGAGGGGATAAGGTAGTCATTTGGCCAAACACTATCCTTGAGAAAGATATTAATGATATGACAATGAGTGGACATAATGTGAAAAATCTGTTAGAATTGAATACATATTCTGGTTTAGAGGCAAAACTTAAATTTACAACTTGGAAAAAGGTATGACAAACGGAACAAAAGTTCTAAAGAGAGACGGACAAACAGAAGGTCTGAATCTAGAAAAAATTCATAAGATGACAGAGGAAGCTTGCGAAGGTCTCGCAGGTGTTTCTGCAAGTCAGGTTGAAATTCAATCAGGAATTCAATTCTATGATGGAGTCACCACTGCAGAGATTCAAGAGATACTGGTAAGATCTGCATCAGACTTAATTGATTTAGATGCACCTAATTATCAATTTGTTGCTGCTAGATTATTATTATTTGGATTATACAAGCAAGTATTTGGAGATTGGAAAAAAAGTTTTCCATCTGTCAGAGATCACTTAGTTAGTGGATCTGAAAAAAAGATATATGATCCTACACTTGAATCTAAGTATTCCGATGATGAGTGGAGTAAAATCAACTCTTGGGTTGACCATAATCGTGATTTAACCTTTACTTATGCAGGTTTACGTCAGGTTGTTGACAAATACCTAGTTCAAGATAGGAGTACAAGTGAGGTCTATGAGAGTCCTCAGTTCATGTATATGTTAATTTCTGCTGCCATATTTGCAGAATATCCA